CGTTTATGTGCTTACCCAAATGAACCATATAACAAACTTTTAGAAAACTATTCAAAGACAAATGAATTAAGTAAATCAAAGGTTATAGGCAAAGCAATTAAGCAATTTTTTGATACAATGCCCAATGATATAAAAGCACGTTATTTAAACAGCAGAAACGGATATTAAAATAAGTAACGTAAAAATAAAAATAAGTAACGTAAAGCCTATGCAAGTTAATGTATAGGCTTTATTTTTGTATTGTGAATAGTTATAAATATATAGTTGATGCAATAGCTGATGAACCTATTATGCTATTAAACCGTGAAATAGGTAATGAATTTGGCATGGTTAGTGGTGCTAACTTTCAAGAAGAATTGATGTATTTAGATTCATTAGGCAAAAAACGTATTCAAGTATGGATAAATTCTGTAGGTGGTTCTGTAGTTGATGGTTATAACATATATAATGCTATATTAAAATCAAATACACCTGTAGATACTTACAATGTTGGAATTTGTGCATCAATGGCAGGTGCTATCTTTATGGCAGGTCGCAAAAGAGTTATGAGTGATTATGCTAAATTAATGATGCATCCAGTACAGGGCAGTGATACAAAAGCATATGAATCATTTATGGATTCAATTAGTGAAATGATCAGTGCAAAAAGTAATTTAACTGCTGAAGAAGTTGCAAATATGATGCAATCAACTACATGGTTAAGTGCTGATGAATGCATGGCTAAAAACCTTTGTACTTCAATTGAAAAAACAACAGATTCAAATAAGAAGTATTTACCAAATGAAACAAATTTATTGTTGGAATATTCTAACAAATTAATAGAAGATTTATTTAATAATAACAAAAAACAAAACAAAAAAATGATACAAGTTACAAACAAGTTAAATCTAAATGCTGATGCAAGTGAACAAAGCATTTTAGATGCAATTAACAAAATTGAAATGGAAAAAGAAACAGCCATGTTAGAAAAAAACGAAATTATGACTGAAAAAGAAGCCTTAATAGCTGAATTAGAAGTTTTAAAAGCAAAGCAAATGGAAATTGAAAGTTTATTATCTGAAATGGAATCAGATAAAGAAACAATGATGGAAGAAATTGCAATAGGAAAAGCAACTGAATTAGTTAAATCTTATCAAAATAAAATTGGTGATAAAGAAGAAACAACAGCTAAATGGATTGCACAAGCAAAAAACAATTTTGAAATGACAAAAGAATTATTAGAATCATTACCTTTGAATGTAGTTTCTAATAAAATTGATGTTGAAGAAGTTGTAGTTCCTGCAAAAACAGCACAATCAATTATGTTAGATATTCAAAATAAACTTAAACAAAAATAAACTTAAACAAAAACTAAAATAAAATGCCAACAGGATTTACAATTAACGACACAACCTATTCAGGTGAAAGTGCTTCATCATTTATTGTTAAAGCAATTACAGGAAACGAAACAGTACAAGGTGGAAATGTTTACATTAAAGACGGAATCAAAAAAAGATTCACGATACCACGTTTTGATGCTGATTATGAAGATTTTATTCAGGACCGCCAAGCAGAACCACAATCACAAGGTGAAATGTTTGTAACAGGTAGAGCTATTGAACCTGCAGATTACATGATTTTCACTAAATTTAATCCACGTGATTATGAAGATCATTGGTTTGCTACACAATTAAACCCTACCTTAATTGATAGAAGTTTACCTGCAACAGTTGAATCAGTAGTTTCACAAGAAGTTTTGAAAAGACACGATAGATACACAAACAAAGCGTTTTGGAATTCACAAACAAGTGCTACAACTACTAAATACAAGTACTACAATGGTTTCATTAAGAAAGCACAAGTAGAAACTACAGGTACAGATGCAACAAATATTGTAGGTTCACCAACAACTTTGAGTGCATCAAATATTCAAGCAGAAATGGCAAAGTTATATGCTAAAATACCATCTGCTTTAAAATATGATCCTTCATTTAAAATCTTTGTTTCTTATGCAACTTATGATTTTTACATGGATTCACAAATTAATCAAACTTACAAAGGTGCTGATGTAACTATGAATGGTGTAGGACGTTACAAAGGTTTAGAAGTTGTTAAGATTGCTGATTTCCCAAATGATGTAATGTTTGGTGCAAAAGCAACTGCAGGTATGGATTCAAATTTATGGGTTGGATTAAATTCAACACAAGATGCATCTTTACAAATTGGTAAATATTCAAACTACGGTGAATTGTATTTCTTAAAAATGTTAATGAAAGTTGATGTTCAAATAGGATGGTGTTCTGAAGTAGTATTATATGGTTCAATCTAAAATTGAAATTATGTATAGTTCTGATTTAAAAAACTATCTTAATCAAAATTTACACGTTAATAAAGTTTATATGAATGAAGAAGGTGGGTGGTTATTTTATGCCCACCCTTCATATAAAAATGAAGTTTTAAGAAGTGAAATTTTAAAGGTTAAGCCAGTTGAAGTAGAAGAAAAACCTATAGTAAAAGAAAAAAAACAAACTAAAAAATAATTTAAAAAAAAATATACAATGACAACAGCAAGATTTACAGGCGCAAAAAATGCCGATAATACAGGACAAGCACTTTCATTAGGCTTTCAATCAGTAGCATATGGTGCTACAATTGCATTAACTACAAAACCATTTGATGCATACACATTAGTACAAGTAGCACAATTAACAGGTGCATTAACTATGACTGCAGGTGTTGGTAGTTCAACTACACCACCATTTGTTGGTGATGAAATTCAAATTTTATTTAGTGCAGATGCAACAAATAGAGTTGTAACATTTTCTACAGGTTTCTTAACCAGTGGTACAATGACAGTAACAGCAAGCAAAACAGCTACAATTAGATTTATTTTTAATGGTACTGCATGGCAAGAAATGGGACGTACAGTTACAGCATAATTTATAACAACTAATTAAAATTTAAACAATGGCACAACCAAATATTACATTTATAAAAGGACAAGGGGGTTTAGGACGTCCTTTGGCAGGTGAAGATTATTTAAGTGGAATGTTATTTTATTGTGCAAATGCTAAATTACCAAGTGGTTTCACGACATCAAAGCGTGAAGCCACTATTTATTCATTAGCTGATGCTGAAGCATTAGGTATTAAGAATGATTATGCAGATGCTACAGCATCAACAGCTACATACTTAATTACCACTGCAGGTGCTACAGGTGATGTAATAAAAATTTCAGTAGCTGATATAGATACAAAAGGTACACCACAAACACAGGTTTTATGTGAATACACAAAACTTTCAAGTGATAGTACAATTGCCATATTAGGTGCAAGCATAGCAACAGCAATAAACAACGGTACACAAACGCACGGTTATAGTGCATCATTCACAACAGCTACTTTAACAATAACAGCGCCTAAAAGATTAGGTATTTTATTAAACAGTGGTACACCTTATTCAGTTACAATTACAGGTACAATTGCAGGTACATTAACACAAAATGTTATTGCAGGTGTTCATTCTGATTTAGTTCATTATTGGTATAAAATAAGTGAATTCTACAGATTGAATCCAAAAGGTGTTTTATACATTGGGTTCTACTTAACACCAACAACTTATACATTTACTGAAATTCAAACTTTGAATGTTTATGCAAGTGGTAAGATCAGACAAATGATAGTAACTAAGGCATTAGCTGATAGTTTTACAATAGGTGATTGCACATTAATTCAATCAGTATGTGAATTAGAAGATAATGCACATAGACCAATTTCAAATGTTCTTTATGATTCAAAAGCTACATCATTAACATTAGGTACATTAACTGATTTATCAACTTTTACAAATGAAAAAGTTTCAATAAACCTTTCACAAGATGCAGGTGGTTATGGTAATTTTTTATACTTAACTTCAAATCATTCAGTATCAACAAATGGTGCTTTATTAGGTACAATTTCAAAATCAAAAGTATCTGAATCAATTGCATGGGTTGGTAGTTTTGATATATCAAATGGTGCTGAATGTGAAGTATTAGGATTTGTAAATGGTGTTAAATATACTGCAGTAAGTGATAGTTTATTAGATCAAATTCATAATAAACGTTATGTATTTTTAAAGAAATTTGTAGGTTTAAGTGGTTCATATTTTAATGATAGTTCTACAATGATTGCACCTACAAGTGATTATGCTTACATTGAAAATAACAGAACAATTGATAAGGCAGTTAGAAACTTATATGCATCATATTTGCCTTATTTAAACAGCCCTTTACAATTAAATGCAGATGGTACTTTATCAGATGTAACAGTTTCAATCCTTGAAAATGTTGGTGATGTAGCATTAGATCAAATGTTAAGAGATTTTGAAATTAGTGCTAAACAAGTAACAGTAAACCCAGTTCAAAATGTTTTAACAACTTCTAAATTAGTAGTTGCAGTTACATTGGTAATTAATGGTGTTGCAAGAAACATTGAAATACCTATAGGATTTAAACCATCAATTGCTTAACCTTAAAAAAATATATATATGATACCTTTAGTAAACGGAATAGCAAACAGTTGGAATAATATCACTTGCATTATTGCAGGTACACCAATAGTAGGAATAACAAACATTGAATGGAATTACAAGCAACAAAAAGATATGAATTATGGTGCAGGTGCTTATCCTATTTCACGTGGTTATGGGAAAAAGGAATATTCAGGTTCAATAGAAATATACTATGAAACTTTGAAAGCATTAGAAGCAATTGCACCTTTAAAAGACATTACAAACATACCAATGTTTGATATTGTTGTAACTTTTGCAGGTAGTGGAATAGTACCAAGTGTTGTTACTTTAAAAGCATGTGAATTTATGGAAATGCCTTTTGCAGTATCACAAGGAGATACTAAAATTTCAATTAAAATACCTTTGAGTGTAGCGTATGTCAAAAACTTATAGTACTTTTGTATTATGGAAATTTTGACAACAGAACAACACAAAGAATACGAATTAAAAGCCTCTGAAATAGCAAAACAATTGGGTGTATCAAAAGTACACCCGATTGTGTTTGTAAAAGAAGATGAAACACATGTAGTTGGCTATTTAAAAGAGCCTACATTTACCATGAAATTAATTGCAAAAGATAAGGCAATGAGTCATGGTGTAAATATTAGTGCAAATGAATTAAGAGAATTCTGTTTAATTAAAGAGCATTCAGATGCTTTATGTTATTCAGATGTAGAAGAAGCAGATGCATATAAATTAGGCATATGTGATTATATTATTTCAAACATGGTTACATCATTTGTAAATCAGTTTAAAAAAAAATAGATGAATACAATGTTTCTAATAATGGTGCAGAAATTAAGCGTATAAATGCTTTAATTCGTGGTACTTTACATATAAACCCAAATGAATTAAGCGAAGATGAATGGCATGAAGCGTGGGGACAAACAAAATATTATTTAGAAATAGTTAACCAAGTAAAATTTGAATAATGGCAACAAATGTTGAATACATATTATCACTTAAGGACCAGTTCAGCAAAGGTGTTGATGATGCTAAAAGAAGTGTAGATGGTTTAGATAATAAAATTTCATCTTTAAAAGGTGGAATGAAAAATATGTTCAGTGGTTTAGCTATGGGTGCAGGTATGGCAGGGTTTCAAATGCTTACAGATGCAGTAGTTTCATTTGGACAAAATGCCATTAAAGAATTTGAAGAAGCACAAAAAATAAGTGAAGAATTACAACGTACATTAAGAACAGTAGGACGTGAAAGTTATTTTGATGGGTTAATAATAGAATCAAATGATTTAGCTGAAGCATTTAAAGGTTTATATGATAATGATGATATTATTGTAGCACAAACCAAATTAATCAATTACGGAAAAGTAACACGTGAAGAAATTAGTAAATTGATACCTGTAATTGCTGATTTATCTGCAAAAGAAGGTATAGATTTAGTACAAGCAACAGAAAGTGTTATTAATATCATGGCAGGACGCGGTGGGAATACATTACGTCAATATGGGTTATCTGTTAAAGGTACTGCTACAGAACATGATAGATTGAATTTAATTTTAGGTGAATTTCAACAAAAATTAGATGGTAGTGTAGAAACTTATGCAAGATCAGCACAAGGTATTGCACAAACAAATAAGGTATTACTTGCAAATATTGAGGAAAATTTTGGACAAAGTTTTGCAAATATCAAAATGAAAGTAATGCCTGTAATAACTTCTTTGTTAAATGGCTTAAACCTTTTATTAGCATCAAAATCAGAATATGAAAAAATTAGAGGGCAAAATATTGCAAATCAGAAAGGTGATCAAATAAGTGGGTTATTAAATGCAGGTGAAAATAAATATAGAGAAGCAAGAAAAAAAGGTTTAATAACTGAAAAACAAGAACGTGAAGCAACTATAAAATATTACAATAAAAAGGAATTAGATTTAGTTACAAGCTACAACGAAACACAGGCACAATTAAAAAGAACAAAAGATCCTGCATATAATACAGATAATGTTAATATTGGTAAATTAAATGATAATTTAGCAGAATATGGCAATCAATTAGAAATTGTAAGAAAAAAAAGAACACTATATGTTGATAGCATAAGACCTGATATTAACAAGGTAGTAAATCCTGCAGGTGATACAGCAGAAACACCTACAAAAAATTTAGCTTCTACATCTAAAAAAAATGCACCAATAGCAAGAACAAATGTAACACGTAGTCAAGCAACAGGTAGTAAGGCAATTACTATTAATGTATCAATAAAAGATTTAATAGGCACTAACAATATGAATATTACAAATGTTAAAGAAGGTGCAAATAAATTACAAGATATGGTAGTTAGTGCATTAACAGGTGCAATAAATGACTTTCAATTAATTGCAGAATAATTATGGATAAAGAAATTAAAAAAAGTGCATTAGGTACACCAATTTTTGACAATGTTTATTTGTCAATGAATGCACATATAGATAATAGTGGAAACCAAGTAACCTACGAAATAACAACACTGGATAATGTGTTAATAAGTGTATCACAAGCAAATAAAATAGTTAAAACTGATGTTTCAGGTCGTGATGGTAGTGTATTTGAATTTATAGGACGTGATGATAGACGTATTACAATTAGTGGTGTATTAGTTGGTGATAATATGGAACGTCCAGTTAGTGATCTAAGTGATTTAGAAGC